CTGTGGAAAAGGACTATCGTCCTTATTAGTCTTGCTAATTAATTCTGTGTAGAGAGACATGTATACGATAATAATAATGTGTATTAAAATTAATCATACTATTCTTCCCTTATGTTATTGATATTAAAACAATAGTACTATATAGCATAAAGTTATATAGTCTCTCTCTATAATAACTATATCATATGTTATATTGTACATTATAAACTAACCACAAGTACGTAAGTCATGACCTTCGGTGACCATTGCATGGAGCTAGACCTGCGGTGCTTACTGTTAGTACTTACGGGGTTAATTGCCTTTAGTGGCTAGCCAATTATTTGACCCATGGTTTCACATGGGTACCCCAAATAATCCCAGATAATAATGCCAGAACTTAACCAATCCTAAAAAGGATTGTCGTACTTTGACCCACAAGTGGGTACCCCAAAGCACGTAAGATTCTTCCTATTATTATCATGGGCTAAAGTCAAGCCGAGTCTTGTCTCGGCACACGTACACACACGAATCATTGTAACAGAACACGACCTACTCTTGATTTATTCTTCTTATCACAAACTACATGATAAGAACTATAAATCGGCGATTGTTCGCTTATCTGTTCCTAATGGTTGTGTGTGTCTTAAACATACACTTTATTTTTTTTAATTAGGAGAACGTTATGTTAAATTTCATGGAAATAATCAATCACGATACAAATCAAATCAAAGTCGTTGATGAATTATCAGATGACTTGTTTGATCAAGGCTACAGATTCTTACAGTATGTATCTAACTCAGAAATAGATATACTAGAGTTAGATGCACTAAGAGAAGAAGAGTTACTGGTAAGAATGGCAGGTTCATCTAGTGATCCATACTATTACATAAATACTGATGAACTTAACAGTGATTCATACTATGTCCAACCAATAGAAATATATTAATAATACTACAGGAATACGTACCCGCTGTTTCACGAGGGGTACGTTTTCCCTTTAATAAAAATATTATAAATTAGGAGAATTACAAATGGCTACAACAAACGATAACAAGTTCTTAGAAGTACTTAACGATTCAGTTACTCTAGGTGGATATACTTCACAATCAGGTAGAACTTATGCACCAAGTACTAAAGTACAAACAGTAAAGATAGAAGCTCTACTACGTAACATGAAGTATCAATTCGCTAATGGTTCTGACATCTGCATGGAAGGTCTTGCACAGCTCAACACAATAGCAAATGCAATGACTAAACTCAAAGATATATGTACTAACTTCCAAGCTTCAGAGAAAGATGCAAGAGAAACAAGAATGAAACGTAACGCAGAGTATAATAATCACCCAACAATTGAGCAAACATCACTCAGCCAAGTTGCAAGTAACGTAGGTTAATAAAAATAGGGAGGGGCTTCGGCTCTTCCCTTTTTTTTTGTACACAAACATGCTCGGTGCTGCAAGCAGCTACTCGCATGTAAAAACCTTTGCCTTGCATCAGAAAGAAGAGGGTCGGTCATCCAAGCGTAGCAAGGATATATTATTCTATTAAGCAAAATGCGGAGAATTAAATGATTAATGATTTTAAATTAAATATGGAAGCACTAGCAGAGGTATATTGTTATGAATTCTTTAAAGTTCATAATAAATATCCTGAACCAGAAGAGTTAAATCGTAAAGTATTATTAGCAGAATGTGCAATATTACGAAAGAAATCAGCTCGCTCTCTGTGAGAGCTGATTTTTTCTTATAACTTAGGAGTATATTATGGAATTAACTGTCGAAGATTTACATCTTGTATATGCATATCACTTTAATAAAGTATATAATAAATATCCATCTGTGCAGCATAAAGCAAGTAAAGCTACACTTAATGCACAAATAGATATGTTACAATACATATGGGAGCATAAAGAATGAGTAACATAGTAGAGTACTTAGATTTAGAAGCAGTCCAAGAATTACTATCAGATCTAGGCTATGATTATGATAGGTTTTCTAAGGGTGGTCAAGCATGTTATAACTTACTATGTAGACATCTTGGAGTACCAGAAATGTTAGAAGTACCTCCAGCAAGTGAAAGACATTGAACGCATTATTAGATATATTATTAAATAGTAAACCACATGATCAACAATTTAAGGAGAATACTATGAACAAAGAGAAGCTAGTCAATAAATATTTTATTGGCATTAGATTTTGCAATGACTACTCTAATTATTTTATCTATGGTAAAATTATAGAAAGATTAGATACTCATTGTCTCTGCTATATAAAGAAAACAAAAGAACTAAAACTATTTAGTTTAGAAAGTATGGAAGACTTGACTATTTATAACACAATGAAAGAAATGACAGATGTACTAGTAGCTAAAGAAGAACACAAACGTTTCTTAATAGAGAAAGAATCTAAAAACAAAAAGACATGGAGAACATTATGGCATTAATTACCAATGAAGATATTAGATTTGATCTTTATGAAGATGCACTAGAAGAGTTAAGATGTGATCAACCTGAATTAAGAGGTCATGCTCTAGTAATGGAAGCATGTCGATTAGTAGATGAACGTTTTATGGAGAATCAATGATGAATCGTGAGGAATTCTTTGAATGGCTAGACACTTGCCCATCACATAAGTGGGAAATACTAACAGATGAGTTTGGTTATACACGAATATTATTTAACTACGAGGAGAGTGATGATGAGTTATAAAATAGAAATGTGTACTAAGAGTGAGAACATAGCAATGTGGTCTCATGTACTATCAGTAGGACATGTCTCATTTGGAGATGCTTGTGATTATCTTGATGATCACATAGCATTTGTTAATAGTGATGAATATAATAATGAAGTAGTATCAAGTAAAAATGTTAGCTTCTCTCTTGACAGAGGGGATTATCGAGTTAAATTTATGGAGAATAACTAATGCCTAGTAAAGCCCTAGAAGATTATTTAGATAACATTATTGGAGACAATAATGAAATAAAAGAAATGCCTGAAAAACAACGTACTAAGCATCTGTTAAAATATTATACAGCTAAAGCATATGAAGACTTAGAAAATAGTAAAGGAGATTCCTAATGCCTAGATACTATATAACAGCTAGTGAATCAGCCTCATATGGTGCTGATATTGAAGCACCTAACAAAGATGCAGCAGAGAATATCTTTATGAGGAGAATTGAAAACTTAGATCCAGTAGATATATATGGTTTTCAAATTGATTCAATAGAACTATTAGGAGATGATAATGAAGTCAAATGAAATAGCTAAGATGATAACGGATAAAGTTATTCAAGGATTGAAGGATGATCCTAAGGCATGGTATAAGTCATGGACTGTTGATAGACCTATGAATCTATTAACTAAACGTGCTTACACTGGAGGTAACTGGATGTGGTTAAACATGCACGCTCATGAGAAAGATGTAGGTGCTTCTACTCAATGGTGTACATATAACCAAGCTAAGACCTTCACTGGTCTTGATCATCCTATTAAAAAGGGTATGAAATCTGTACCTGTATTCTTTTATAAACCTTTCATAGGTAAGGATAAGGTATCAGGTGATGATGTTAATGCTAGGGTAATGAAAGTCTATCGTGTGTTTAACTTTGATGCACTAGAGGGTAACATAGTACTACCTGTTAGGGAAGCTACAGGATTCCGTAAGGATCATGTAGATGACATCATTAAACAGTCGGGTGCTAAGATGAAAGAGGGCTTTCAGTCCGCTTGTTATATACCATCAATGGATGAGATACACATGCCATCATTCAAAAACTTTGATACCTCTGAAGACTACTATGCTACGCTGTTACATGAGATGACACACTGGACTGGTGCTGATACCCGCCTTGATCGTAAGCTTAATGAAGGTAAGTTTGGTAATGAAGCCTATGCTTTCGAAGAGCTAGTAGCTGAGCTAGGTGCTGCAATGTTATGTAATGCTAACGGCATAGAAGGTAGGCTACAACATACAGAGTACATAGCAGGATGGCTTAAGGTACTAGCGAATGATAACAGACACATACTTAAGGCAGCATCACTAGCACAGAAAGCATTTGACTTTATAATGAAGACACCTGAGTATGAGGAGAAGGTATATGATAAAGCGACATAGAGAGGTACGTTCTGCTGAATACTATCAACATAAGGTAGGAGTAATCAGAGTTGAACTTGAATATGAGATGCCTTATGGCATGTCCAATAGTAAAATCATGGAGTTTCTACAAAGGGTAGAGTTACCTAGTAACTATAGTGAGGACACCTATCAGTATGTAGGTATCTGGAATAAAAGTACAACTAAATGGGAGAATGATGATGACGATGAAACAAACAAATGATTACACAGCATGTGATGACATACCATCAGAGCATAGTACTTATCTGAAGGTATATGTTGAGGATGAACCATGCTTCGATGATGAACCAACTAAAGAAGATTCTATTATGTAATGACTTATTATCTATTCGGTACGGTGGCTTGGAAACAGCCTGAGCCGTTTTAAAGAGATAATATTTTAAAAGTGCCTACACTAAGGGGCTTCGGTCCCTTTTTTGTTATTACTTAACTATAAGGAGAAGGATGATGATGACATTTGATACAGATAAACTTGATGAGTTTTGTGAGCTAGCCTTTGGACATACTAACTGGGAGTTTCTTGTTACAGACGAAGGTAAAATAGTAGTCCAATTTAATAAGGAGCCTGGTGATGACTAATCAAGAAAGAGACTTAATAAGAAACATTGAAGATAGAGTATATGTTTGGACACAACTAGAGCTAAAACCTGGTGAAAACTTTCATGATAACTACCGAAAGAACTTAGTTAATTTTATTGAATTATTAATAAAACATGTTGAGTAATTATTAATGTTGTGTTATACTTATAGTATAACTTAACTAAAGGAAATTGTATGAGATGCCAAGCATGTGATCAGAACTTAACAGACTTTGAATCAACAAGGAAACATATAGATACTCATGAGTTTGTTGACCTATGTAATAATTGTTTTCATTCTATTCAACAAGACATAGATCAAATAGAGGAACGAGATGACTTACGTCATGCTGATGACGATGATATTGATTGGATAAATGATGAGTAACTTTATTAAACTAGGACCATGTCCACACTGTGGTAGTAAGGACAATAGGGCTGAGTATGAGAATGGGTACTGGTGCTTTGGATGTAGTAAGTATGAATCTAAAGAGGATACTGAATCCTTAAGAGACAGGATCCGTAGGAAAGATACTGTGACTAGCATCCATTCAGATGCAATGATTGATACGGTAACAGACATACCGCAGCAAGCAATGAGATGGTTACTTAAATATAATATAACACTTGAGGAGATTAAGATGTATGGAATCAAATGGAATCCTGCTCGTAAACTATTAGTATTAATACAGAACAGTAACTACTGGCAAGCTAGGAACTTTGGCTTAGGCAGCATAAAGTATATGTCTCAAGGTATTAAACCCTTGACTATATATGGAGAAGGTGATACGATAGTACTAGTAGAGGATGTACTGTCTGCTATTAAGATAGCAAGATGTAGAGGTGCAGGCTTATGTGCCACTCCTTTGCTTGGCTCTTCAGTAAGCAAGCAATCGATGTCACAATTAATTAAAGACTATAAACATATATATGTATGGTTAGATAGGGATAAGGCTAAGTCGGCAGTAGATATAAAGAATAAGTTTCGTTCATTAGGTGTTGTTAGTAAGGCTATCATAACAGACTTAGATCCTAAAGAATATAATAAAACGGAGATAATAGAATGGTTGAAGAGTTAATAATAAAGTTATTCTGTATGGATAGGACATACTATACTAAGTACTATAAGTATATTAACCTATCTTACATTAGAAAGAATTTCCCTGGACATCTTAAGATATTTATGGTAATACATAACTACTATCTTAACAGTACTAGTGATAGCATGGACCAATCAGCATTAGAGTTAGCATACCATAGTAGCTACCTACTAGCTGATAGTGAACGGGATGAACTTACTGTACTAGTAACCAGAATCATGGGCTTAGAGGTTACTGTGTGTAACGTAGTTACCTACCTGGATGAGCATCGTAAACGTTGTGTAGCAGGTGAGTTAGCTAAGGTAGCACTAGATGTTGAGGATGGTACTGCTAAGTTAGAAGACTTACTTGATAAGGTAAATGAGTTTGAACACCAACAGATAGAGATAGAAGAAGCTAAGCCTGTGAACATGGACTTACTAGACCTATATCAATCTCAGATACAGACACCTGGACTAAGGTGGAGACTACACTGGCTTAACCAATCATTAGGATCACTAAGACAGGGAGACTTTGGCTTTATCTTTGCTAGACCAGAGACAGGTAAGACTACCTTCCTAGCTAGTGAGATGACACACATGGTAACACAGACAGAGGGTGACATACTATGGTTCAACAACGAAGAACAAGGTAAAAAGGTGGCAGTACGTTGCTTTCAAGCACTGTTCGGTGTAACTAACAAGACTTTGTTTGATAACAAAGAAGAGAACGCTGCTAGGTATAGAGAAATAGTAGGTAATAGAATACAGATATATGATTACGAAGATAGTAGTAGTGCCTCAAGGGTAGAGGCTATCATTAAAGAGACTAACCCTTCGTTGATTATCTTTGATCAGATAGATAAGATAAAAGGATTCAAGTCAGATAGGTATGACCTTGAGCTTAAGAAGATATACCAATGGGCTAGAGAGATAGCTAAGAAGTATGCACCAGTCATTGCTGTATCTCAAGCAGGTGGTAGTGGTGAAGGTAAGGTATGGCTAACAATGGATGATGTAGACAGCAGCAAGACTGCGAAGCAAGGTGAAGCTGACTGGATACTAGGCATAGGTAAGGAACAAGACAACACTAGTAACATGAGGTACTTAAACATTAGTAAGAATAAACTACTTGGTGACCATGATACACTGCCTGATCTTAGGCATGGTAACAAACAAGTCATGATTAAACCTGACATAGCTAGGTATGAAGAACTATAACGCACTGATACCAAGGGATTTGACTAGCCCCCCTAATGAGGTATCCCCATACTCGAGGAGAACGTATGAAGTATCTAACAATAGACGTAGAAACAACGATAAGTAACAAAGGTAATCCCTTTGATAAGACTAACAAGTTAGTTATGGTAGGCTATAAGGTGTACAAAACTGATACAGTTACCACACACAAGATAGAATACTCCGTTGACCCCTATAAGGAATCACTAGACAACATCCAAATAGCCGTGGATGAGTGCGATGTGCTTGTAGGGTTTAATATTAAGTTTGACTTGCATTGGTTACGTAGATATGGTATAAAGTTTAATCATAAAAGGATATGGGATTGTCAGTTAGCACAGTACATACTCTCTTACCAAGAGAATGCCTATCCTTCATTGAATAGTACTGCTGAATTCTATGAGCTAGGTACGAAGTTAGACGAAGTTAAGGAGAATTACTGGAAGAATGGGATAGATACTACTGAGGTACCTGAAGAGATACTAACTGACTACCTAGTACAAGATGTTAAACTAACAGAACAAGTAATGATAATGCAGCAAGTAGAAATACTTAAGCAGCCACACTTGAAACGACTACTGTCGCTACATAACCAAGACCTATTGGTACTACAAGAGATTGAGTATCAAGGGATGAAGTATGACTATGAACATTCTAAAGTATTAGGAGATGAACTATATGAACAGATCGACAAACTTAACGCAAGGCTTCTTAACCATCATGCTTACCCTGATTTTAATCCCAGTTCTGGTGAGCATCTATCTGCTTTTCTTTACGGTGGGATCATTAAGGAGCGTTTTCAACGCCCCATTGGACATTATAAATCTGGCTTACGGATTGGCGAAGTCAAATATAAGTGGGAAGAAAAGGACAAAGAATTCCCTAGACGAGTAGCACCTTTACCTAAGACTGAGCTTAAGAAAGGAGGCTTCTTTAGTATCAATGAAGATACTCTTAAGAATCTTAAGCCTCGTACCAACGAGGGTAAAGATATACTAAACATAATACTAACAAGGTCTACACTACAGAAACGTATGACAACATACTATCATGGTGTGCCTGAACTAATTGACAAGATGAACTGGAGTGGTGGTATAATACATGGTCAGCTTAATCAATGTAGGACTAAGACGGGTAGGTTAAGTAGCTCTGCTCCTAACTTACAAAACTTTGATGGAGAGATTAAAACTCTCTTCCCTTCACGATATGGAGAAACATAATGTTATATAATAATCAAGACGGATACACTGCAGAAGAAGAAGAAGCATGGGAAGCTAAAGAAAAACAACAAGCACAAGAGGAAGCACATAAACATTTTGTTATACAAGAGTTTAGTGATTTAATCCTAATAGAAGGACCCGCCTCAGTACTAGGTGCTATGAAGAAAGAAGCACGGACTGAACTAACAGATACTATACTACATCAGTATGTTAAACGTAGTGTAGAAGCTAACGCAGGATTATAATATGATACTTAACGCAGATGCTAAGGCTCTCGAGTGGGTGTGTGCTACCTACCTATCACAGGATGAGATAGCTATAAAAGAAATACTAGCAGAGATAGATCAACATACAGATAACCAAGAAAGGTTTGGCTTACCTAGTAGATTGATTGCTAAGACATTCGTGTTTAGATTAATCTATGGTGGTAGTGCATTCAGTTATGCTAATGATCCTAACTTTAAAGATATAGGTGATGAGAAGTTTTGGCAGAACATCATTGAACAATTCTATCTCAAGTATAAGGGATTAAAAGCATGGCATGATAAGATAATGTTTGATGTTAAGCAGACGAATAAACTAGTGATGCCAACAGGCAGAACGTATAAGTACCTACCTGAGACGAACAGTATGGGCAATGTAAAGTATCCACGTACTAGGATACTCAACTACCCAGTACAGGGCTTAGGAGCTGACCTTATGACACTAGCACGGGTTAGTTTATTCAACAAGATAAAAGATATGGAAGGTGTAACATTGATCAATACTGTACATGATAGTATCATGGTTGACTATGATCCAGAAGTATGTTATACTAATAGTATAGTACAGATAGTTAAAGATTCTTTTACTAATGTTCCTGCAAACTTTAATAGGATCTTTGGTAAAGAATTCAACTTACCCATGAGGGTTGATATACAAGTAGGAAATTCATGGGGTTCTTTAAACGATATATAAGGAGAAGTTATGCAAGTAAATGTCGTGGACGTATCGAGTTTAAATACTCATCAAGCTAAGAATGGTAGAAATTACCAGTCATTAGAGATCATGTATAAGAATGATCAAGGGCAAGCACAGAGTAAGAAGCTTATGTCCTTTGCTAACCCTGACGTATTTAAGGCAGCACAAAGTTGGGAGAAAGGAAATGTAATACACGTTAGCACAGAGAAAGACGCTAATGGATATTGGCAATGGACAGCAGTAGGTAATGCAGATAACACACAGGATACTAATTCTGGTAATACTGCAGTAGCTACTCAAGCCAAAGCTCCTGTTGGTAAGTCTGGTGGTAATTGGGAGACGACTGATGAGAGACAAGCTAGGCAAGTAATGATAGTCCGTCAATCATCATTAAGTAATGCAGTAGCTACCCTAGCACTATCAGCTACTAAAGCATCAGCTAATGATGTAATTAGTTTAGCTAAGTTATATGAAGGATTTGTACTGGGTAATACATCATCTAGTCCTGAACCTGACATGGAAGACTTAGCTTCCGATATCCCTTTTTAGGAGACTATAATGACTAACAAAAGAAAGGAAAAGTACTACGCTGCAGGATCTATAGTGGTAATTCTATTGTTTATTGCGTTCTATAATAAACTACAGATTCCTACTACTATAGCACCAGTAGTTGCAATAGCTACAGAGTTTACCACAAGCATTGTCCCTGAGTTAGAGGTTATACCTGAACTACCAGAGATACTGGGTGTTGCTTTAACAGCAGTAGAGGATCTACCTGAACTATTTATTGCTGACTTACCTGAATTAGCAGGTGATCCAGTACTATCAGTAGATAAACTACCTCATCTAACTCTACCTCCTTTACAAGGATAGCTTATGTTAGCACTAATTGATCATGACTTAGTAATATTCCGTAGTGCAGCAAGTGCTGAGAATGATGAGTTAGGTATTGCTATATATCGTGCTCAACAGTTATTAGATAACTTAATGGAGAAGACGAAGGCTACTGAGTATCGTGCCTTCATCTCATCCACTACTAACTTTAGGAAAGATATACTACCTAGCTACAAGGCTAACAGGAAGGGTAGGGTAAAACCTAGACACCTGAAAGCATTACGAGAGTACGCACTAGAAAAGATGGGTGCAGAGGAAGCTCGCCAAGGGTTGGAGGCTGACGATGAAATGGCAATCTATCAAACTGATGATACGATTATTGTATCTTTAGATAAGGATTTATTGCAAGTCCCAGGTAAACATTTCTCATGGGAGATTAGTGGTAAGAATTGGAATAGACCTGATAAGTTCTTTACTCAAACAGAGTTAGGAGGAATCAGGTTATTCTATGAGCAATTCATTAAAGGTGATACGTCTGATAACATCATAGGTATCAAGGGTATGGGAGATAAGAAGTCTAAATTGATGTTAGCCAATTGCGAATCAGCTGAAGAGATGTTCGTCATTGTTCAGGATCTTTACTCTGACAATGATAGGTTTATTCGTAATGGCTCATGTCTTTGGATGAAGAGGTTTCTCGAAGACAACTGGAAGGACAGATATGATACGCTTCAAAAGCAAACTGGAAGTGGCAGCATGGAAGCTACTGAAGAAGAACTTTCCCTCTACAACGTATGAACCTGACGTTATAGGATACATACAGCCAGAGAAGGGAAGGAAGTATAACCCTGACTTTAAGATGGCAAAGAATGTATACATAGAAGCAAAGGGTAAGTTAGACTTAGCAACAAGACAGAAGATGGTATGGTTTAAAGAATGTAATCCAGAGGTATTGATTATATTC